ATATAACAGTTCATCATCTGGTGATATAGATTCTTGTGTGTAGTATTCATTTTCTAATTGTGCTTTTACAGTATTAAAATAATCTTTGTTGGCATTATTGTTTGCAGAAACTACACCAAATTCTTCTGCTACTTCTGCATTACTAAATCCAGCAGAATTTAATTCTAATATTTTTTCTTTTTTCCAATCAGCTATTTCTTTTTGAGAAAAACCAGCTTCATTGTACTGTATTTCTTTTTCTGCAAGGCTAGTCATTATGGAGAAGCATCCTTTATATCAATACCACCACTTATTCTAATTTCATATTCTTTTATAGTTTCCCCTTCTAATCTTGGAATTGCATTTGTAATATTATTTTCTTTACCCATTTCAATAATAATATTTCCTAAATCTGAGGTTTTAGGTAAATAATTTTTTATATCTTTAGCGATATAATTTTCAGATGTGTAACTTAATAAATCACTTGGTTGTAAACCTTCAAATAATCCTTTTGTATATCTTGCGTGTAATGTTTGTCTTAACTCACTAGCTTTAGCATTATACTCTTTATCAAAATAATTTAAAAAAGTATTACCTTGAAGTAGTGGTACAAGACCTTCAAAATAATTTAAAAATTGTTTATCTTGTTTTTTTAAAGTATCATTGTTATTTCTAATAATAACATCTGATAAAAATTTAACATCTTTATCATTTATAGTTTTGTCTCCAGCTCTATCTAAAATACTTTTAGCTTCTGTTTCTCCAGCTAATAAAAATTTTATTGAAGTATTTTTTATTTCTCCAGATGCTATTTTATTAATTACATCTGTATTGGTATTATAATTTGTATCAAAACTAAATTTTTTATTAACTATTTTTTCATTTAAACTTACTATTTGATTATCGGTTTCTTCATTTCCAGTTTTAAATTGTTCTAACTCTTCTGTTGTAAAGCCAAGTTTTTCTTTATTTCCATATTTATTCATAAACTCTTTTGATTTATCAATAATACTTTGATTTAATACAGCACTTGTTACGTCTGCTTGTTGTTTAGCAAGTGTACCAAATTCACTTGTTAGTTTTCTTCTTTCATCACCTTGAATTGTAGTAAAATTTTTTACATCAGATAATGCTAAAAATGCACGAGAAGCATTGTCTCTTGCTATTTTTCTAACTTGTGCAACCTCAATTAAATTTGGTAATTTATCTTTATATATTTGTAAATCTGTTTCAGAAATTAAACCATCAGTAACTAAACCTTGATAATCATTAAATACAGATTCTGCTAAAGTTGAAAGATCAAATGCGTTATCACTTTCTACTGCGTTCATAATTTTATTTTCAACTAAAGAATTAACTTGACTAACTCTTGATTTAACCATGTTAGATCTAGTTTCTTTTAAAATATTATTAACGTAAGATGGTTTATTAGATGAAATATTTAACTCAAAATATTTTTGAATATAGTTATTATTTGCTTTTGATTTATATTTATCAACTACTTGTTTGTAGCCTTGATTAAAAAAGTTAACCCCTTGTTCTGGTGTAGATTTTAATTTAGATTGTTCTTTTAATTCTAATAATTCTTGATTAGCATTTGCTATTAATTCTCCACCTTCTACCTTGTTAGATATTTCTTTTTCTTTAACATAAAATTGAGTTATTGCATTAGCTGCAGGTAATAAAGCTCCAGCTAAACTGCTTTTAGGTGAAATTTGTATATTACTTTTTACAGCTCCAACTTCAGCAGTAGGTGCAATTTGAGATGTAAATGTAGGTATTTTTGGCATTATTGATTCCTTGATCTGTTAGAAGATTTAGATCTTACTCTTAAATTACTTCTACTATTGTTTCTAGGGTTTCTATCTTTATGATCTATATCTTTACCCAATATACTAGAACCAAGTTTTTTTTTCATAATTCTTCTTGCAGTATTTCTACCAGCTCTATTCTTTTTTTGTTTTGGTTTAGAGTGATAATTTTTGTATTCTGATTTATAGTTTCTATTCATTAAAACATCCCCATTTGTTTCATTGTTAATAAACTAGAACCAGCTTGTGAAAGATAACCAATAGCTTGTTGTCTACCTTGCATCCTTGCTATTGATCCAGACATTCTAGCAAAATTAGCTTCTTCTAATTTTTTAGCTTCAGCAACTTTACCATTGTATTCTATAACATCTCTTTGAAGTTCAGCTTGTTCAGCATTTGATTGTAATATTTTTAATGCAGTACCAGATAACTCTACACCACTTTTTAGTGTGCTAACTTTACTTTGAGATTGTAATTTTTCAAAACTTTGATTAAATTTTTGTATATTAAATTGTGTTAATTTAGCTGTTGCTACAGCTTCTTGTTCTGCAATTACAGCATTTCTTTCTTGAACAGCTTGATTAAATTTTCCTATTTGATTAGCAGAAGATGCTGCTGCCACACTTAATACTGGTCCTACAAAAGGTGCTGCTGCTCCCATTAGAATAACCTCGCATACATATATTGGTCTGAACCATCAAAACCCCATTTTCTCATTAGACCTTCTTTTTCTAAACCTAACCACTCTGCAAATCTTAAACCCTCAGAAAAATCTTTTCTAATTGCAGATTGAACTCTAGTAATATTATTTTCTTTTGCAACTCTAGCAAAATCTTTTTTAATTGCTTTAGCTACACCAAGTGGATGTTTCCACATCTCGCTTGTTGCAATCACCCAACCTTCAGCAACTTGACCCCAAACCATTTTCATTCCTGCAGCAAAGATAGGATTGTCATTAACAATACCAGTAAATGCTAAATGATCTTGTACTAAGTTTTTAGCATCACCATCAATATTGATGTAATGTCTATCTGCTTCTAATACCTTGTGGTTCATTTGACAGGATAAAATAAATTTTCCATGCTGTGCAGTATAAGGCACTATATGTAGTATGTTATCCATCATTTGTTACTAACCTTGGGTATAACGATAAAATTGTAAAAGGTAAAGGTTGAGTTTGTCTAACATAAATAAACCCATCTGTCTCGTAGTTTCCTCTAAACTCTATTTCTTTATCACCTGTAAATGGCGGTATACCTTCATCCATTAAATCAGCAGATGATCTAAAAGGTATTCTTTCCATATCATCTAAATTTGGTCCTACCTCTATACCTATTGTTTCAAACATTCTAACTGTAATATCGTATATTCTTTTAGTTTTACCTTGGGATGTACCATCTTGTGATCCAGCATCTAGTCTCATAGTTTGCAATAAAGATGTAAACGCTAAACCAACTTTAACATTTTTTGATGCACGATCTAAAGTTATTGCACCAGAGCTTACAGTTTTATTGGGGTGTGTCGCACCATCTGCAAGTACAGAAACTACTTGACCTTCAAGATGTGTTAGACCAGAAATCGTTGTTGCAGGTGAGCCACTATAACTTAACGAGCTATCTAAAAAATTAAATGTAGTATTATCTGTTTGGTCAAAATCAAGTTCGTTTAAGTATTCAACATATCTTTTAGTTGTACCATTTATTGTTCTTTTAACAATTACCCATGTTTGATATTCTTTGTCATCTGTAGGAATAACCGCTACACTATCTACTGCTGCCTTACCTTCGCTTGTTGCAGTTAATCTTGTGCTATCAAAACTTTTAATCGTTAAATATCCTGTTGCTTCATGTACTGTTTCAGTAATTGTAACTACTGCACTTGATACTGTTGCAGTAAAATTAGCATGAGCATTAATTGCAGTTTTTAAATTAGTTGCTGTAGTATTGTTATTAGTTTCAGTTTTAAATTCATTTGTTCCCGCAGTTCCTGTGGTAGAATTAAAGTCTACAGTTGTACCATCTGATTTTGTTAAAGTTAATTTAGTTCCATTTGCAATGTTTGCATAATCAGAAACTGTTAATGTTGCTATACCAAATCTTCCACCAAAGATATGTCTGTGCCAAGCAGTTACTTGTTGCTCTCTTTGATATGTTAATCCAACTAACTCTCCATCTTCTCTAGTTGCATAAATAATTTGATTGGGTTCTTGTTGATATGCAACTTGTGTTAAACCACCCTCAGTAATGTGTTCGGCAAGGATTGTCATGTCTGGAGCTATGTAACCATCAACATCAAAGTTGTAAGCTAGTTCTCTAATTTTTCTTCTAGCACGTTGTAAGAATAATGTAGCGTTACCTACAGCAATAGCATCTACATTAGCTGCACCATGGTTAGATTGTTTTTTAATTAATATATTTGTTGGAGTGATTGCATTATCTGCACCACCTCCAGATACAGCGAACTCACCACCAGCAGTACCAATAATTAAAGTTCTAGTTGCTGTCATAAATCTAATTGCATTAACTTGGTTAGAAGCGATTGTATAAATAATTGAATCATCATCTGCAATCGTTCCACCTATATTTGCATCCATGTTTTCGTAATCACCAGACTTTGAGAAATAAACTGTTTGTGGATTATTTAATGTTGCAGCAAATACTAATCGTTGCTCAAAAAAGGTTACGCAAGAAGGATGACCTGTGGTGTCTGAGAACGCACCCAAAGACCAATCTGCTGAAGCAGTTGCTGATCCCAAATCTTTTATAATAGTTATCGTAGCATTAGTCGTATCTGTTACTCCAGTTATTTTACCATAACCATCTCTAAATCTAACTAATCTTCCAACATCAGTTGATACAAATCCAGATCCATTATTAATACCTGTAACTGCACTAGCAACTAAAGCAACTCCTGTACCTACTGTATGTGAACCAGGATTTAAAGTTGTTGTTGATATGTTAGTATCTAAATATGGACCATTAGTAAAATCAACATCTGTAAGCGACCAAGATGTATGACCAGTACGAGATAACTTTTCTACTTCATGATTTGGATGACAGATGTACATAACGTCAGCACTCTGTGCAAATTTTAAATCAAATAGTTCTGCTTCTAAATATGGCGAAGATATTTCATAAGCTGAACCACCAGATAATATTTGACCATTGTCTTTATAAAATCTTATGTACTGATTGCCAAACTCCAACATATAAGTTTGTGTGGTAGAAAATTCAAAAGGTATTAATCTTGTTTTTTTTGTGCTGTCTTTTACTGCAGCTACAAAATTTGTACCTGGTCTACGAGCTGCACTACCATGTGGATACACAATTAAGTTTTCTAAGGTTGAGCAACCAGAAGAATATTTTGCTAAATCATTTCTACCATCTAATCTTGGAGATAACTCACCACCTGTAAAGTTCGTTAATTGAACTGCAACTCTAGCCATAGGTTAGTACCTTGAGTTAATAAAGCTACCTGCGTCTATTGCGTCTGTCATACCTAGATCTTGTTCTATATTTTGACCTTCAGTTGAATCTACAAATCTAGCGTCTTTTAATTTATCTTGAAACAGTTGATACATATTTTGAGCTGTTTGATTATTAGAGGTAATTCCAAAAGCAATATCAGCACCTAATGCAGCAGATAAAGTTTCTCTTAATAATTCATCATATTCATTGGGATCAGTAATTCTAGCAACATATAATATTTTCATGCTAGATGTATTAGATAATATTTTTCTACCTTCTACTTTATAATTTGAATCATAATCTAATATTCTAAGTAGTCTTAAACAATCTGATGGTAGTGTGTAAGCGTAACTAAAACCCCATGCAGGAGCTGTAGTATCTGCAGCTAGTTCAATTCTTTTTTGTAAACAGTTCCAAGGATGTGATCTAAACACACCATCTCTAACTTGAGTATATCTTTGATTACAAAGTCTAGCGTTTTTTGAATCTTCTGTAAGTGAAAGTATAGTTGTTGCACCTAATTGGTTTAATGCTCCATTACAAATATCTACTGTTGATGCCATACTACTTCCTTATAATATACTTACGCCTTATCTGTCTATCTTTTTCTAAAGCAAATATTTCTGCTTCAGTTTTTTCTTCTTTAGTGTCAAAGCCATAATGATACTTAGTATCATGTTTAAACCTATCTACTAATACATATCTGTATACATAATTATCTTTTTTAAAATGTAATACAGGTTTTAAATCTTGTATCTTTTTCATGCACTCTAGGGGGTTTCGACTCTCGCTTCCACCCCCTAAAATATTTTTTACTAGTCTAAAACGTATGTCATCTGAACTGTAATAAGTCCAGTTGCATTTGCTCCAGCAGTAGTAGCTGTAATAACCAAACCTTCTGGTGCATCTACAACAGAGTTTTCACCCAATGCTGTAGTAGCAGCAACAGCAGAACCTGTAGCAGAAGCTGAACTAGCTGCTGCTTTGTATTCATCTACATCTAGTGCTACAGTAGTTCCCGCTGCATTAACGTATGCTGCATGACCTACTGACACAGTTGTACTTGAACCAAGTGCTGCATGATTTAGTCTACCACCAATTATTCTAGCACCATCTGGTAGCTTGAACATATTGATAGTTTCTTGAGCACCTGCCGCAGTAAAATCTGCGTAAGCTACTCTAACTCTACCATGTAGTTCTGTTGTGTCTAACTTAACAGAAGGTGTATCTACAGTTTTTGCGTATTGTACTGAATTACTCATATATATATCCTCCTATTATGCTTCTTGACATACTATACCAAGAACTTTTGCTTCTTCCATTCTAGTAGCACCGATTGATTGGCAGTAGTAAACTTGAGTAGCGTAAGATTTGTCTGCTCTTTCGTCTATTCTAGCTGATACGTCTTTACCAATCGCAAGAGTGATTCCATCCTGTGCGAAAGCTATGCAAGTTCTGTCATTACCAGATTTTGCAAGTCTGTTTGATACAGTAAATTTAAACCCAAGGAACGAGTCGATTTCACCCTGTACTAATGCTTTTACAGTATTGAAATCTGAACTTGTTACTTCAGTTGTTGATAAAAGATTTGTGATTTGCTCTGGTCCCACAACGATGTGTCTAGGGATTGAAGGATCAACACTTGCTAGATCAAAAGTCTGCTTAGCAGTTCTTAATTTTGCAATTGTTAAACCAGCTCCACCTGCAGCGATTGCAGTTTGAGCAGCAGTTGAAGTTGCACCAGTTTCACCTGTGAAAGCAGTAGCACTTGCAGCTGTTATAATCACATCATCCATTGCTCTTCCCATTGCCATAGCAGCGGCTTGAGCGTAAGATGAAGTTGGATCAATTAAGAGTCTAACTTTGTCTTGTTGATCAATAAGATCAGCAAATTCGTAATCCGCAAGAGATACTCTTCTTCTTGAGTGAGGTGTATCTATTTGAGGAGTGTCCGAATGTCTGCTAGTTTTTAAAACTGCAGTTACTGAACCAACTTGATCGAAGAAAGCATTTTTTCCAACAACGCTTT